CAACGAGCGGGAATCCTCAACCAACACGAAGGAAGACGAGATGCCTGTCACCGACGAGCAGTTCAAGTCGCTTTCCGATGAGGTCAAAGCCCTCTCGGGAAGCATGGCGAAGATTGGCGAAACCATCGCCAACTCCGTAACCGCCGCCCTCAAGCCGGTGCTCGATGCACAGGCCGAGATGGTCGCCAACCAGAAGGCCAAGGACGACGCCGAGCATGCCGAGCTCGTCACGAAGGTCGTCAACGCCAAGATCCTCGACGAGGCGACGGCGAAGGCAACCCCGCTGGCCACGCTGCGCGCCCTGGCACCCCAGGCAGACCCGAAGAAGTCCGTCGGCCTCAACGCCGCCTTCAACGGCGGCGGCGAGAAGACCGAAGGCTTCAAGCTTCCGAAGGGAGACAAGTAACATGGCCCGTTACAACAAGATTTACGGCGGCCCCGTCGAGGAAGTTAAGCCTCAGGTGCATGAGGCGATCTGCACCACAGCGGTTCTTCCAGGCACGGCGCTTGTCCGCACTGCCGGCGCATTCGTCCAGGCGAATGCTTCCAGCAAGGGCCGGATTTTCGTCGCCCAGGACAATTATCTCGCCATGAAGGGCGTTGATGATGCCTGGCTCGCGAATGACCGCATCATCGGCATGGAGCTGCTCGATGAGCAGCTGTTCCGCGTCCGCGTCCCCACCGGCACCAGCATCACGCAGGATGCCGCCCTTTCGGTCAACGCTGCTGGCAAGTTCATTCCTGCCACCACCGGCACCTTCGTCGTCGCGTTCGCGAACGAGACCTACAACAACACCTCTGGTGCCGACCAGCTTGTCAGCGTCCGCGCTGCCAAGGGCTACCACTTCGCATAAGGAGAAACCGACATGCGTTATTTCGACGAGCAGCTTGTCGCGAACTCCGCGGCGCATGCGCAGTGGTGGGGAGAAGTCTCTGCCGAGCGCCAGCACTTCCACAATGTGGAAGCGCACTTCGCGGAACTGCAGAACGCCTCTGCCGTGCTTCCCCGCGATGCTTGGTTCGACCTCGACGACACGACCCGCCGCGTCATGCGTGCGGACGAAGGTCAGGTCTGGATGGCTGATCTCATGCCGCTCGCCCGCACGGTCAACATCGGCAAGATCGTGGCGCTCAATCGCGTCTCCGGTGATGCCGGCGCGGTCGTGCGGTCGATCTCCGGTCAGGTCCCGATCGGCCTCGACAAGGTCGCCTATGACTACCGGGGAACGCCCGTGCCAATCTTCTCGTCCGGCTATGGCCGCGAGTGGCGCGAGTGGAACACCCTGCAGTCCGAGAACTTCGATGCTCTCTCCGACGACCAGGAAGCCATCACGGCGAAGATCCGCCGCGACAACGCCCTCTATGTCTTGAACGGCGATGCCAGCATCGTCTTCCAGGGCTACACGGGCTACGGCATCAAGACCTCGCCCTACTCGAAGTCGATCAACATCGGCCCGTCCGGTAATAACATCGACCTCACCTCGGCCGACTGGCCGGCGATCGATGCATTCTTCAACGGCCCGTTCGGCGCCATGCTGGATGCCAACTACATCGCCGGCAAGGTCAACCTCTACATCTCCCCGGAGATCGCGAGAAACCTTGACCGCCAGGTCAACACGGCAGCCGGCATCACGCTCGGCACGCGTCTGTCCCAGCTTCTGCTGAACCGCCGCATCAACAAGATCGCGGTATCCTTCGAGCTGACGGGCAACCAGTTCTTCGGCTTCGTGCCGTCGGCTGAGTACATCCGCCCGCTGATCGGCATGGCGACCAACACCACGGCGATGCCCCGCAACACGCCGACGGCGAACTATCAGTTCCTCGTCATGAACGCGCTGGGCATCGAGATCCGCGCCGACATCAACGGCCGGTCCGGCGTCTTCTATAGCGTCAGCACCTGATGACCTGCCTCGCCTTCGGGCGGGGCCTTCCCCTCATCACGCAATGGCCGAAGGAGGCCCATCATGCGCATCAAGATCATCGCGCCGTTCAAGGGCGCAACCTCGTCCGGCCTGTACGGCAAGCCATCGGAAGAGAACCCGAGCGGCGAGATCCCGATCGGTACGGAAATCGACGTCATGAAGGAGCCGACCGACTGGGCCGGCCGCTATGAGGTCATCTCGGGATCGACCGAAGGCAAGCAGGCTGTGACCAACCCTGCCAACGGCTCCGTCACTCCCGGCTATGCGGTCGAGAGCAAGGGCGGCGGCTATTACGTGATCACGAAGGACGGCGAGCCTGTCAGCAAGGGCCTCCGCAAGGACGACGTCGCCGGCTTCGACGAACTGTCGGACGAAGACAAGGCCGCTTTCGCCGACCTGCACAAGCCCGCCGCTTAACCACCTCCAAACCCCAGAGCAGCCAAGGAGATACCGATGGCACGTTCACCGATTTCTATTGCTGCTCTGGTTGGGGCGGGCATCATCGCAGCAAGTGGCGGTGGTGGCCCTCCCGCTACCGGTATCACGCGCGCCCTGAGCCCCACGAACTGGATGGCTGGCGCGGTCCTGGCATCAGCATCCAGCCGCACGAAAACCTGCGGTAACTGGCCTGTTTACATTGGCTCGGGCGATGCCAGAAAGGTGCGCGTCCTCGTCGAGAACTTCGCCGTCGGCACCGCAAACATTCAGCTTCCCGGCAACACCTTCACCTATGACGAAATGTATCTCGTCAGTGATGCCACCGGGCAGGCCGTTCCGGTGCTCTTCGGTGGATCGCCGAGCCGGACGCTGGCCGATGGTGAGGCCTTTGTCTTCTCCGATCCGATTCTTCCGTCGGCTTTCGGCCTGTCGAAGTTCACGCGCGACAGCAAGTTTTACATCCGCTACGGCGGCGGCGTGCCCGCAAACGGTAACAAGTGGTGCAAGCACAATTTCAGCCCGGCCTATGCCCAGTTCGGGATGTATTCGCACATTTATGATCCCGCCGTGACGACGATCACCAATATCAACGGGTCGGGGGCCTTCACCTATACCGGCACTGCGCCGACCAACGATCGGTTCATGTCGGTCAAGCTCGTCGGTGAGTTCGTATCCGGCGACCCGCTTACTTATGGCGGCATCGGTGACAGCATCATGCAGAACGTCGGCGACATGTCCGGCAGCAACATCACGCAGGTCGCGGCCGGCTTCTTCACCCGGGCGCTATGGTCGGTGATCGGGGTATCTGGCGCGAGGGGCGGCATCAACTTCGGTATGAACGCCGGTCTTTCAGGCCTCTGGACGACTGCAGCCGCTACGCTGAACCAATACCTCGCCCTCTGCAACACGTTCATTGAAGAATACGGCACGAACAATTTCCCAACGCAAGGTGCGGCAAATACGGGCTCGGTTACCTTCCAAGTTAACGCTGTCACGGCGGTATGGGCTCAGATCCTGGCAAATGCTCCAGTCGCAGGCGGCCAGCCAATCAGGCTCGGGCGGACCAAGCTCGGCCCCCGCACCACAGGCGCATGGGCACTGGCAGACGGCTCCGATCAGTCCGTCTGGGGTCCAATGTGGGATGCTGGCGGCGACGTCGATCTCTTCATGGATACGCTCGCTGCCAAGGTCGGCACTCCAAACAGCCCGCAAACGCTGATCAACCTCGACAGCGCTTGGCGCATTGGCCAGACCAAGGGCCAGGCGTCGTATTATAAGTGGCAGCAGGCAGGCACAACTGATGGAACGCATCCTGCGCCGGCGACCGCTGAAGCAATGGCGGTCATCACAAGAAGCTGGATGGCGGCGCGCGAGGCAGAGGCACTGGCCGCCTGAAAAACGGCCAATGCTAGTGAGCGAGGCCTCAGGAGCCAGTGTATTCCCTGTGGAGCGCCTCAAGGCGCATCTGAAGTTCAAGCCGAGCATTCTCAGCAGCGAGTGTCAGATAGACGGTCTCGTTTGTGCGACGATCCCCGGTCGTGTTGCTGGCAACCCAGCGGTCGACCCATGAGCGCTGATATTCAGCGAATTGCTCGATGTTAGCCCGCTTCTGCGCTTCGATGATGCGGATAAGCCCGGCGTCATCGACAGCATGCGCGTTTTCGAGGTCTGAACCTGCTCGCGCAATGTAGGACTGGTTCGCGGAATTCGTAGCCGCAACGTATTCGTCTCTGGTCATGTTTTCTCCTTTTTGGTTGGCGGCGAAGCACTACCACAAAACACAATCCAGCGGTTGTGAAATCTCTGTAACTCCAAGCCTTAAATGATCGGATAACCTCACATGGCTGGATACGGCACCGACAGCGGCTTCACGGCCTGGCTGGCAGACAACGGCTATACTTTGCCGACAGATCCTGCACCGCCGGCTGCGGCTGTCCTGCGCAACCGGGGCAGCAACTATATCGACGCGACCTATGGCGCTCGGTTCCTCGGTTCGATCGCTGATGCATCGCAGGAGCGGCAGTGGCCGCGCGAGAGCGCGATCGTCAACGGCAAGCTCCAGCCTTCTGACGTGGTGCCGGCCGCCGTCATCAACGCCTCGTATCAGGCCGCATATCAGGAAGCGCTATCGCCCGGTTCGCTGTCGGTGGTCGGCTCTGCCTCATCGGCTGTGAAGCGCGAAAAGGTCGGGCAGCTCGAAGTGGAATACGCCGCAGCCGAATCCAACGGCACGGCCTCCGGCATCACGCCGCTGATCTCGATCGTTGACGGCATGCTCGCGCCTTACCTGCGCTGCGAGGATCTGGTCTATCTCGGCATCATGTCGATCGGTGGCTCTCGCTGTGGCTGATCCGCTCTTCACCCGCCTGCAGGCAACTGCACAGCGCCTCATTACCAAGTACGGGCAGGCCGGCACCATCCGCCGCATCTCGCCACCCGACCCCGTGCTTGGCGGTGATGGGACGACAGTCGATTACGCCTGCAAGCTGTTCCCGGCCACCTACGACCGCCGCTATGTCGACGGCGCGAACATCCTGGCATCCGACAAGCAGCTTTACATCGGCTCGATCAGCATAGGCGTCTCGCCCAAGGTCGGAGACGTAGCGATCGGCGCCGACGGCATGGAATACCTCATCGTTCACGATGATCCGAACAACTACGACGGCCAGACCAATGTCGTCTTCATCTGCCAAGGAAGGACTGTTTCCCCATGACGAACGTCTTGCTCACGAAGAAGTATAAGGGCCGCGCCGCCGGTTCGATCCTCACGGACCTTTCCGCAGGCGAAGCCACCGCGCTCGAAACCATCGGCGTCGGCGAAATCCTCAAGGAAGAGCAGCCGGCTCCGAAGAAGACCGGCAAGGGTGTTGACGCCGAATAATGCCCACCCTTCGCCAGCAGATCCTTGATCTCGTCGACAAGCTCTCGCCAACGCTCGCAAAAGCCTTCCTTGACGCGATCGACGACATCAGGAGCGAGGTAGTGCTGCGCGAGATCGTGGCTCTCTTGGAAGCGCGCGACGTGGAAGGTGTTATCCAGGCCCTCCATATCGACCCAGCCGCGTTTCGTCCGCTCTCCGAGGCGCTGAGGCAGGCATACGACGCCGGCGGGCTGCTGACGTCGCAGAACATGCCACGACTGGCTGACGCTTTTGGAAATCGCATCGTCTTCCGGTGGGATGTGAGCAACCAAGGAGCAGAGGCGAACATCCGCAATCTGTCTTCGACGATGATCACGAACATCAGCGAGCAGACCGTCGCGGCGGCCCGGCGGACTATCGTCGAGGCGTATTCGCACGGCGCCGGTCCGGCCAAGATCGCTCTCGACCTCGTCGGCCGGAAGTCGGCCACGACCGGCAAGCGAGAAGGCGGCATTATCGGCCTCAACGCTCCGCAGGCAGAGCTGATCGAGCGCACCCGCATCAACCTGCTCTCGGGCGACCCGGCACAGATGCGGAAGTATCTGGCGCTCAAGACGAGAGACAAGCGGCTCGATAAGGCCGTGCAGCGCGCCATCGCCGCAGGCAAGCCGCTGGACAAGGAAACGCTTGACAAGGTGCTGATGCGCCTTCGGGACCGCAACCTTCGCCTACGTGGCGAGATGGTAGCGAGGACCGAGACGCTTTCGGCCGTGATGTCGTCGAAGCATGAGGCATTCCAGCAGGCGTTGTCGAAGTCGAACCGAGACGCAAGCCTTGTCACCCGCAAGTGGCGTTCTGCCGGCGACCAGAAGGTGAGGCACACCCACCAAGTGCTCAATGCCACGGAAGTGACCGGGATGGATGTTCCTTTTCAATCTCCATCGGGCGCATTGCTTCGATACCCGGGGGATACAGCACTCGGTGCCGGACCGGCCGAAGTCGCTGGCTGCCGCTGTGATGTCGAATACAATTTCAATTTTGCCGAGGCATATGCCCGCTCGCGGGGCCGCTGATGGCAACCGAGAACCTATCCTTCGCCGCCCAGGTATCGGAATGGGCCAAGGCTGAAATCGAGCGCGAGGAAGCGGTATTCCAGACTGCCGCACAGGAAGTCGCCAACGAGGTCAGGACGCCGGTCGCTGAAGGCGGTCGGATGCCTCTCAAAACTGGCAACCTCCGCCGCTCGCTGATGGCCTCGACCGCAGACATGCCTACCGTACAGGAAGGCAAGACAGAGTTTCAGGATAACGGGATCGAACTGGTGATCGCAGACGCGCGCCTCGGCGACACGGTCTATCTCGGATTTCAGGCTGCCTATGCGGCCCGCATGAACTACGGCTTTGTCGGTGCGGACTCTCTCGGGCGGACCTATAACCAAGCCGGCTTTGGCTTCGTTGATGCAGTCGCCCAGCGCTGGCAGCAGATCGTCACTCAGGCTGAAGTGACTGTTCGGAACCGCTTCGATCAAGCTTGACGCCCTCGGTGAGCGTCAGGAACGCCGTCTGGATGATCGTCAGGTCTCGGATGGCTACTGAGAGCACGTCCTGCGCATTCTTCGTCCGCACGGTGCGGTTCAGCAACAGCGTCAGCGCCTGGTGGAGCAGGTCATAAACTTCTTCGTCGCTGAGCGGTTTTTCGGCCATAGGAGACACTTACAGCATGGCCGACACGATTGAGAAGAAGATTTATCAGGCTCTGCTCGTCGCGGTGCAGGGCATCAGTCTCCCGGCAGGTTGGGAGAAGGCAATCCCCGGCGATGCTTACTCGCCTACAGCTGCAAGCCGCTATGTCTCGTTCGAGATCCATTTCAATCGCGGGATCGAGACCGACCTGTCGCTTGAGATGGACCCGATCAGGCAGGGTTTCGTGCGCGGCAACGTGATGCTTCCGAAAGGTCGAGCCGTCGTCGATGGCTACGATGTTGCTGGACAGGTGAGGCTCGCGTTCAAGCGCGGCACGAAGGTCTACCGCGACGAGGTCCAGGTTCGCTTCGACGAGGATCCGGCGCTCGCCAACCTTATGACCAGCGAAACCCACTTCCAAGTGCCGGTGACGGCCTTCTGGAAAACATACCCATTCGTTCCGGCCTGATTGGCCTGCCTCATTGCACCTTAGGCAAGTGCGCGATCAGACATAAAG